GCCGGGATGGTGATCGAGACCCTGCCGCTGGCCGACCTGAAGGCCCCGGAAAAGAACGTGCGCCTGCATCCCGAGGCGCAGATCAAGGAGTTCATGCGCGCGGTCGAGATGTTCGGCCAGACCCGCCCGGTGGTGGTCGATGAGGCCAATACCGTGCTGGTGGGCAACGGGCTCGTGGCCGCTTTGCGCCGGCTCGAACGCGAGCATGTCGATGTGCTGCGCAAGACCGGCCTCTCAGCCTCAGCGAAAAACAAGCTGATGCTGTCGGACAATAAGATCTTCACCCTCGGCCATGACGATTACGACTCGATCATGACGATGATCCGCGGCCTCGAGGACCTCGATATCCCCGGCTATGACGGCGATATGCTGGCCGGCCTCCTGGGCAACGAGGACATCGCCAATGACGCGCTTGATGGCTTCGGCGTCATGGGCGATGAGCAGAAAGAGGCGCGCTCCAAGGCCGTAGGGCAGGTCTCGCGCTCGAACGGGCAGACCACCGTCACCTGCCCGCACTGTCAGGCGGAGTTCCTGATCTGATGATGCGGGAACGCATCCTCGACATAGACACCGTCACCGCCGCGCGCAAACGCATCGTCAACATCTTCGGCAACGGCCTGCCGGTCTATATGTCCTTCTCCGGCGGCAAGGATTCGCTGGTGCTGGCGCACATCACCCTGCAACTGATCGATGAGGGCGCGATCGATCCCACGCTGCTGCGCGTCGAGTTCATCGATGAGGAAGCGATCTTTCCCTGCGTCGAGCGCATCGTCCTCAAGTGGCGCGATATTTTCCAGCAGCGCGGGGCGCGCTTTGATTGGTACTGCCTCGAGGTGAAGCACTACTCCTGCCTCAACATGCTGGAGAACGATGAGAGCTTCATTTGCTGGGACCGGCACAAGCGCGATGTCTGGGTGCGCGAGCCGCCTGCCTTCGCCATCACCGACCACCCGCTGCTGAAACCACGCGAGGACAGCTACCAGCAATTCCTCCACCGCCTCTCGGATGGTTTGCACATGACCGGCGTGCGCGCCTCCGAAAGCGTCCAGCGCCGCACCTTCCTCTCCAAATTGCAGATATCAGGCGTGCCGGGCAGCATGGCCACCAGCGCCATCCACCCGATCTATGACATGACCAATGATGATGTCTGGCTCTATCTGCGCGACCACGACATCGAGGTCCCCGACGCCTACGTCTATCTCTATCAGATCGGCTGCACCCGCAATCAGCTCCGCATCAGCCAGTTCTTCTCGATCGACACCTGCGCGACGCTCTCGCGCATGGCGCAGTACTATCCCGGCCTCATGGAGCGCATCCTGGCGCGCGAGCCGGCGGCCTATCTGGTCTCGCTCTACTGGAACTCGGAAATGTTCCGCCGCACCAGCCAGACGCGCAAGCAGATCGAGGAGGCCGGCGAGACCGCCGTCAATCAGAAGCAGCGCCTGATCGAGCTGTTGTCCAAGCCGCCCGAGACGCTCTTGCGCAGCAAGTCGAGCCTCGCCGTGCTCTCCTCCTATCGCATCATGCTGCTGCGCTTCGGGGGCATGATGACCGAGGAACACTGCAAGCTGGCCTGCGATGCGCTCCTCTCTGGAGATCCCAAGCAACGTGCCAAACGCGCCCTCATCAACCAGATCGTCATCCACGCCCGAAAAGCTCACGAGCAAGCTGCCGCTCCCGACGCTACTAGCGCCGGTCGGAAACGTGCAGATCGTCCCGCGCGACAGCCTCGTGCCCAACGACTACAACCCCAACATCGTGCTGGCCGGCAACCTCGAGCTGCTTACCCAATCAATCCTGACTAACGGCTGGACGCTGCCCATCGTCATCCGGCCCGACAAGACCATCATAGATGGCTTTCACCGCTGGACCGTGGCCGGACGCGAGCCGTTGCGCACAAAACTGCGCGGCCTGGTGCCTGTGGTGGTGGTGCGCCATGACGATCAGTCGAAGAACATCTACGGCACCATCACCCACAATCGTGCCCGCGGCGTGCACCAGCTCGGGCCCATGAAGGCCATCGTCAAGCAATTGCTGGCGCAGGGCAAAACCGTGGATGAGATCGGCAAGCAGTTGGGCATGCGCGCGGAAGAGGTGTTCAGGCTCTCGGACTTCTCGCGCCAGGACTTCCTCAACCTGATGGCCAACCTGAACGGTGCCACCGAGTACGCCCGCGCCAAGGTCTTCATGCAGGTGTAGCGTTCTGCCCGCGCCGTACTAAGGGAATGCGGGGAAAATGTCGCACGTCATGCTCGACCTCGAAACCCTGGGCAAAGCCCCAGGCTGCGTGATCCTCCAGATCGGCGCCTGCGCGTTTGACGAAGAGCGCATCCATTCGCCGTTCACCGTGCACATCGACCCGCAATCCTGCGAAGCCGCCGGCCTCACCTTGGACGCCTCGACCGTCATGTGGTGGCTGGGGAAAAGCGAGGCGGCGCGGCGGTCTCTGCTGGATGCGCGCCTTGTGCCGCTCGATGAGGCGCTGACCCTGTTCGCCACATGGTTCATCGCGCAAGGTATGTCATCGCGCCTGTGGTCGAAGGGGCCGTCTTTCGATGCCGCGATCCTCTCTGCCGCGTACCGCATCGTCCGGCGCGCGCAGCCCTGGGATTTCCGCAACGAGCGCTGCGTGCGCACGCTCCTTGAATATGCAACGCCGGAGATACGCGCCTTCGCCGCCGCCGCAGAGCCCAATCGCCTGCGCCACGACGCGCTTTCCGATGCGCTGGAACAGGCGCGCATTGTGCAGGGAACCATGAAGCATCTACGCCATGTCTGATACGCCCGAGACCGCGAAGGCTGAACGCAAGGTCGGACGGCCCAAACACGAAGCCACCGCGCGCAACCGCATCATCGTGCAGATCATGCACGCGCACGGCATCCCCCATCACATCATTGGCCATGCCATCGGCATCGACCCCACCACGCTGCGCCGGCACTACAAGGAAGAGCTGCGCGATGCGCGCCTGAAGGTGGAGGCCGCTATGGGTGTGGCCGTCGTCCAGGCCGCGCGCAACGGCAATTGGGGTGCCGCCAAATACTGGCTGCAAACGCATGGCAGCCCGGACTGGAAAGTCTCCGAGCACCGGACGATAGATGGGCACCTCGATCTCACCGATACCACAACCGACGAGCTTGAACGCCGCCGTGCGGAACTCGAGCGGCTCCGACTTACTGGCGATCGAGCACGAGATCTGGAGGCGACGCTGCCGGACTAAGTTTCTCGATTGGTGCGTGCAAGCCCTTGCCCCCTACGATGAAGTCCCGGCCCGCCACCATGCGCTAATGGCGCGTGAGCTGCAGGCGGTGGCCGACGGCAAGGTCGATCGCCTGATGATCTTCATGCCGCCAGGGCACGCCAAAAGCCGATACGGAAGCATGCTGTTCCCGCCCTGGTTCATGGCGCGGCAGAAGAACACCGATGTCATCCTAGCGGCCTACAACTCCGGACACGCTGAGTTCCTGTCCTCACGCGCGCAGGGCTTCGTGCGGGAAAACACCGATATCCTCGGGTATCGTCTGCTCTCCGATAGCCGCAAGATGTGGACCACATCAAACCGCAGTTTGCTGCGCGCATCGGGCACACAAGGCGGCATAGCCGGACGACGGGCCGACCTGGCGGTCATTGACGATCCGCACAAAGGGCGCAAGGAAGCTGAGAGCCCGACCGAACGGCAGAACGTCTGGTCATGGTATCGCGCCGACCTCCTGCCACGCCTGAAACCAGGCGGCCGCGTTGTTTTGATCCAGACACGATGGCATGAAGATGATCTTGCCGGCCGGCTGCTGGCCGATGATGAAAAGCAATGGCGGGTCATCGACCTTCCCGCAATCTGCGAGAGCGAACATGATGCGCTGGGCCGTAATCCCGGCGAGGCGCTGTGGCCCGAATGGATGCCGCGCGCCAAGCTCGACCGGCTGCGCAAGGAAGTCGGCGAGCGCGAGTGGGCCTCGCTCTATCAGCAAAAGCCCGCGCCCCCGGAAGGCGCGCTGTTCCTCACCCATCGCATTCAGTACGTGCCAGCACTCCCCAT